TTTTCGCGCTGGTATTGGCTGATTTTCATTAGTTTAGATGCCATGTTATCCCTCGTAGCCAAGAAGGCCGTTATTCTTGCTAATTTTTTTAATAGCGCTCGCATACAATCTTTGTATATACGATGTATTGCATCCGCATAATTCTGCGATGTCCGCATTAGTTAGGGTTTCATCTTCCTTTGCGACAGCGCACAAGACTGATAGCGTAATGTCTATATTTTGATTTCCTTTTTGCATGTGCGGCTCCGATTAAGATGGTTTGATTAAATCCAATAAATGATGGCTTGGGTTTTATGCGTTACGCTCTCTATTTTTTTGCTGATTTTTTTAAACTGTACTTTTTTGGCATCCTTCAGTTTTTTTAGTGCGCGGTTGATGTTGGCGAGCGGGGTATATTTGCCGTTTTGCTGATACAGTGCGGTTTTTATCTCGCTTGAATCCATTGGTTTGCTCGCAATAGTTAGTATATTGAGTATGGTTTGTTCCATTTTTTTAGCCGATTGCCTGGGGGTTGAATTGCGCTAAAGTGCGGTAGAATATCAGCGCTTTTTGCATTAGCAGATTGCGTTCACTGTTTTGTGCATCGTCTACCGCCTGATTGTTTTCTTCTCGATTAACAGCGTAGTCGCTTATTTTTCCATCAAAGGTTGGCAATGCGTAATGTGGCAAACGGTTGTGTATCTCTTTTTTTAATAACCCCTCATTGCTCATTTTTTTTGTGATTGATGCCGCACGGTGCAGGGCGGTACTGCTTGCTTTATCATGCAGGGCGATTGCAATATCAGCATTGGTTAGCACGGGTTTATGCCCGGTAAAGAGTTCGAGCACTAGCGCAGGACTAATAAAGTTTTGTTTTCCTGTTAGGATCGTGTCGAATAGCATCCAATCTTTGCCGCCGTGTTTTGCTTTTTCAAAGCGGATTTTTTTGCATTCAGCGAGTTTATGTAGCAGCTGTAATGTTTTGCGGCGGTTGTTGGCCGTAACTTTCTGGTAAATAACAAGAGTGATTGCCCCTGCATCCAGTTTTTCGCTGTTTTTTAGCAGTTTTAAAATCGATTGCGTGTGTAGCTCAAGTTCTTCGCTTACTTTGTTGGATGAGATCATGAGATTACTCCGGTATGGCGTTAATAAAGGATCAATGGGCGAATGGATTGATCTGTTTGTTGTCCTGTATTCCTGTATTCCGCAAGCTTCATACAGGCTACGTTGCTAGCTAAGAGTCCCAAGCCTCCTGGCGACATCCATATATTTATTAACTCTTTCTTTTTTTGAGTCGATTGCTAGTCTGTCGAACAGGTGCGGTAGCTCAATCCCGTTTTCTTGCATTAACTCAAGCACGCCAACAAGGTCATTAACTTCATTAACAAAGTCAGATATATTTGTTCTATCTGTTTCTGGATATCCGTCATGCATCCCAAAGCGTAAAGATTTGTCTACTGCCTGTGCGTCATTCAAAAGCTCTTGAATATCATCTGACATAATCTCGCCTATTTTTTTAAGCGCTGAAATTTTAAGGTCGAAATCGTGGATTTCTATGCCATTTATTTTGGTTTTTAGCTGGTCGATTTGCTGATTTACTTGCTCGATTGTTATTTTTTTCGTAATGATCGAGTAAGACACCAGTCCATCTTCGGTGTTTTTATAGATATGCTCCTCGCTCATTAACTGCTGAAGCGCATCCATTATTTCTTGTGCATCATAATCCTCAAATTTGGATTTAAGACTCTTTATAGTCGCTGATTTGCAGTCCTCTATGTGCGAAATAATGCCGGCACAAAGTGTGGTTAACTCTTCTTCACTCACTATCTATTCTCCATCAAGTATTCACCGAAAATTTTAAAAATGCGCTTCACATAGTTGCGGGTTTCCTGCGCATTTTTATTACCCGTTACCTTATGCAGCTGCTCGATTATCGTGCCGTACTCAACTGCCCCGCCTGCTAATTTTTGCGCCTTAAGTAAGTTACCAAAACCGGCGTTATAGCTGGCGAGGGCTAAGCAATATCGGTCGGCTTCTTCGCGTTTTGAGTTCCATTTATCGCACAATTCACTCATATAAAAAGCAGCGGCTGGGATTGCGCAGTTAGCATCAAACGGGGTGATGTGTTGCGCTATATCTGTTTTTTCTTGAATTTCTTCCCATGTCGCAGGCATAAATTGAGCGATTCCCATAGCGCCAGCGGGTGATATTGCGTCGGGGTTAAGTGCTGATTCAGCGCAAAGCTGGGCTTTGAGTAATCGCCAATCTACGCCGTTAAGGCAGGTATCAGCGGCGGTTTTTATTCTTTTATCGTATTGTTTAATCATAGTTATTTTTGATTGATTGTTAAGGTATGGGTTATGAGTCTGACTTTGCTCCAATTGCTTTTTCTATCTTTATAGATAGTTTTGCGCCGAACAACGACCCTGCAACCGTTCCCGTTACGTAAGGGATAATCAGGTATATTGTTAAGTCTGCTAATACAAGTTCACGCATTGTCATAAACCAAATTGCATTGCTAAATACTGAGCAAATGGCGTGATATGTCATGTTTGATCTGTTTCTTGATCTCGATACCATCGTAAACGCTACATTCTGTGTGAATGCGAGGGTTATTAAGCTTAATTCCGTCATAATTTTGTCCTTATTAGCTAAGGTATGTTGTCCCATTTGGCGCCATAGCCCATCACGTGATGCAATTCGCTGGCACTGTCTCTTTCGTCAACTTCGGCCCAATAGCGTTTTTCTTCTGTGCCTTTGCCTGTGCTTCCTTTATCGATACAGGTTACAAACGCATAGGTCTTGCCTGTGGCAATGCGGTATTCGACGCGATCAAACACTAAGTTATTAAACGGTTCTACAGTCATTTCTTTATCCCTCAGTTATCTATTGCATAAACCACTGTTGCCAATGGCCTATACACTAAATAACTACAAATTAATCACGGTGTGAGACTGATCCTAAGTAAATAGTTGCATCACTCATGCCGTCGTTAATTTTTGCCTTAAATTCTTTGGCAACTTCATCCTTTTGGGCTTCTAAAGCAATAATTCGATAAGCAATTAATAACTCAGAATCATTAGAACTTGCGCGAATTTGGCATTTTAATTGTCGCTCTTCAAAAAGATCATGCGGGGGTGTTTTAAAAATAAAATAAGCAGGTAGATTGTCATTGCCTGATTGAATTTCAACAGTCTCCATTGCTGATTTATTGCTCTTAAAATCACCCTGTTCAAATTCAGCACTTTGGTTAGATTTAATGGTTAAGCGTCTAATCCGATTAAGTGCTGTTTTAAAATCAATAACATCATCACTCTCATCAAAAAACTGAATGTTTTCTTCCCAATCGCTCAAGAAATCTATTAATGTTAACTGCTTACTTTTCCTATCTTGCATTTCTAAAAGAGCGGAAAAAGCAGGCGTACGTTTTAAATTAATCGATGCTTTATGATACCCCCACTCAGGAGTGGTTTCGTTTCCGTGATCAATAATAGTAATTGCGCTGGCATTATCAGCATCAATATAAGTCTGGCTGGTCATGTTTGCGTTTTTATTACTGTATTCAATAAAATCATCTAAAGAATGCGTTTTAAAATGTGATTTGAATAGCGCAGGGTTTTCCTCTAGGTGCTCTAAAGAAGCAACCTTAGTTCCCTCGGGAATAATCACTGCATTGATTGTTGATTCAGACAACTTATCTGTATCTTTAGCTAATAATGCTTGTAATGAGGTTAGGGCGTTTTGGTCGAACATTAGACTCTCTCCGGTTGGTTTTCTGTGTTAAAAATATCGAACTGTGCGTCGGGTGCAACGGATAAATAACCGTGCTTATTGACGTACATAGGGGTAGACGTGGTTTCTTCCTCGGTAGCTTTGCCACGCAAGGTTGGTTTTACGTAATTGATCTTATGAGCAATTTGCAGCTGGGCTGATTCGCCTATTCGCTCCATATCAAGCGTTAGAACGATTTTTCCTTTTTTGCCGTGCTCAACAACGCCTAAAGCAACATCTGCTGCAGCTCTAGCTAATTTATTAGCCAGTACACCTGCATCGAGTTCTTCTAGTGTTTCTATAAAATTTGGGTTTTTCATAAGTCTGTCCTTTTTTATTAAATTAAGGCCCCTGTCTCGTAGGGGCTAAAACGGTTGTTCGCTTGCTGTTTTGTTGATCTAAAAGGTCTGCAAGGCAACTGCGGATGTTACTCGCCACCGTCCGCTGGGCGGTGTCATTAACTAAATACGCGGTTAAAATCGTGCTGATTAAGCGTGTTCTCTGTTTGTTCTGTTTTTACAGGCTTGGCCATTTTTTGTTTGATTAAAAACAGGACGCGGGCTGATTTTTCGACCAGCTCTTGTAGGTTTTTATCTAGCACAGGATCTAGTGGCATGTCGTTGGTTAGATCTTCTAAATCATCAATTTGTAAGCTGATAATATGCTGTGCTTTTTTTAGTTGGGCGGTTTCAGTCATGCGTTTGCTCCTGATGGTGTAGCGCGAGAGTTAATCAATGTAGATGCTTTCTATTTCCTCATCCATTTCAAACTCTGTTCCCATTGCATAATATTTAAAAAGAAGATCCGAGAGGTCGTCAATAAAGCCTGATCCTGCGATTTTTTTAGAGCCGCGTGTCATACATGTGTTGTTGCTATTGATATACCCAATGTGCCATGTGTTTTCTTTGTTGTGATTGAAGTTATAAAAAGTGACTTTAACGTTTCTATATTCATAATCAGGGTCTATAAGAGTCATATGGAGAGCCGTTTCATCGTCATTGAAACTACTATCAATTGCTATTTTGTCGTGGCCATTTTCAAGCGCTTTTTCTTTAAGAATTTCTCTTATTTGCTCAAGCAGCACGGAGGTTTTTTCATGCTTCTTAACGGGCTTAACCACTTCGCCAATTAGTTTTTCAAGATGCTCTGCTGCATCGGTGTGCATAACTTCCATGAATTTTTTATGAGCGATTTCTTGTATAAAAAGATGGTAAGCGGGCAGCTCAATTTTCTTTCCGGCACAGCCCACTGATTCGTTAACCGCTTCTTTTAATGATTTTCCGAAGTCGCTGTATGATGCCATGCATTCATCAATCGATTTCTTGACTGACTGCTCGATATTTTGAGCGATAATTTCTTCAACTTTACCGCTGCTTATCATTTCAGCCGCTTTTTCCTTGATTATTTGATCTAGTTCTTTCATTTGATGCCCCTTTTTGTTTTTTATTAGTTGATTAAAAGTTTAAGGCCCATACCGACGCGGTAGCCGTTTTCGACAGCGGTAGCGCCTGTGTAATGGTCTAGCACTGATTCTTTGGCATAAAGTGCGGCTGCATCTTGTGCGACGCGATTTCCACCCATTTTTTTAACTAGATTGGAGGCTAATGTTGCTGCGAGTTGTGCTTTTTGCTCAGGGGTTGCTTTTGTTTTCATTTTTGACGGCCTTTTTTTGTTTTGTTTTTGTTTCGATGTGGTAATAATACCAAAGTATTAATATAATTCCACTACTAAAGTATTTTTTTGTTAAAAAGGTATAAAAAAACCGCAATTAAGCGGCTTTTATTCTTTATATAGGGTTGGAAATGTTAAGTTTTATTGGTGCTTAGGGCAGGTTGGGCGGGTTTCTTCGAGGGGTATTTGTGATTTAGTGCTGGTTGTCGCTAGATTTCAGTGCTTTGTCGGTGTACGACTTCGCCGATCATGATGCAAATGTCACTCGCGCAGGTTTTATCTGAATAGCGGGTTTTATCGGGGTTATCTGAGCGTAAGTACCAGTTTCCGTTATCACGATAAAGACGCTTTATAACCAGTTCGCCTTCGTAGTTGACGGCAAATACTTTGCCGTCAATAGGCTCGCTTGATTCGGTATTAATAACCACGCTATCACCTGAATACAATCGAGGCTCCATTGAGTCCCCCGTAATCTGGCAGGCAATCAGTTTGCTGGCTTTAAGCCCTTTTGATGACAGCCAATCATGACGAAAGAAGATAGGTTGCAGGGCTTCGTCGTGATAGTCCACTTCAAAGCCATTAACGCCCGCTGATAATTTAATATTTGCATAGTGTACAGGGGTGAATGCGTTGCTCGGGGGCTGCGCATCTTCGTAATAGCCTGCCTGGATGTCATTGACTGCGTTGTGGTGGCGTTCAGTAAGTCCTTTTGGATTATCCTTTGTGCTGCTTATCCAGTTTGGTTCGTACTTTTCTTGTCCTGATTTAAGCCATATTGGCGACACGTCTAGTGCTATTGATAGCTCAATATCAAACGCTGATTTGTCTTGGTCGCCTCTTTCGATTTTAGAGATAGATCCTTGGCCAACGCTTGAGATTTTTGCAAGCGAGTCCTGTGATAGTTTTTTATGTAGTCTTGCGGCTTTCAGTCTTTGTCCATAGTTCATACCACCGCATGTTAATACAAAGGTATTATTTTTTGTAACTACTCTAGTATTGACTTTTCCTAATACCATAGTATTATTTGTTTGTATGAATAATAGTAAAGAGAAAGAAATTGTAAAAAAAGCAGTCGCAGAGGCAATCTCTTATTGCGGGTCTCAAGTGATTCTTGCAGAAAAAGCAAAAGTAACTCAGGGAGCAATAAGTAAATATTTGCGGGGTGCAGCAATGCCGACAGGAAGAACTGCAAGGAATTTGAGTGATGCCGTTGATGAGACTGTTTCATTGGGTCGATTTGCTCCCCTTATTTTTATTGATGAGAGTGAATAGGTTGCTTAAAAATCAATAAAGGCCGCTAGCTTAACGGGTAAAAGCGCACCCTCATAAGGGTGAGATAGATGGGTTCAAATCCCTCGCGGCCTACCAAACAGCATGCACTTGTTGTAATCCTTGGCCCTTTGGGCAACTTGACCGCTCGATAGCTTCGGGCGGTATTTTTTTCTAGGGTTTCAGTTTAGCGCAGTGGATTTTAGTTTTGTATCACCAGAGAGGGGGATTTGTATGTTAGATGATAGTAAGAGTGAGGTGGCAGGTGTGATTTTAGGCGGGCGTGCTTGTTTTTATTATCCGCCTGGGGCTGTAAAAGGCTGGACTTTAAAGCGTCTTGTTGCTGCCTCTATGGCTGGGTTTTTATTTTGGTCTTTGGTGTTGCTTGCAGTTGAGCGTTTGTTTTAGTGGCTAAAGGGGAGGGTGATATGGATAGCAGAATACCGAGTATTTATAAGGCCGCAAGCTTACGAGTGGTAACGCCAGTTGGTGCGGAATGCGTTGGTATCGGTGTGGATTTAGAGGATGGGTCGGTGGTTAGGTTAAAGCTTTCTGTTTCGGATGCATTAGAAATGTCTCATTTAATCGTGTCCCATTCAGAAGGGTCGGCTGGAATTCCAAGTTGTGATGTATCTAAAACATCATAAGTTTCTGAGTGAAGGACAGAGAATGTTGCGTTATTGGCTAGGTCATCGGTTGCTTGCCAAAGGTGTGCGTAGCTGCCTAGGGTTTCGTTATCGTAAATAGGATGAAACCGTGTATCTGGTGACTGGGCAATATAGAAATTTCCGGCTTTAGTCGTAAATTTAAGAATAATTTTCATGGGTAGTTCCAGTAGTGATTATTTTTTAAGTATATCACGCGAGAATTTCTCATTTTTGGAGGTATTTATGCAGTTAACAAAAACAGAATTACAGATTGTTAAGTCGTTATCGCAAGGATTTACTCAACCTGAAATTGCGCAAAGTCGGCATCGTTCGCTGGAGACGGTTAAGACGCATGTCACGCATTGTTTGCAGAAATTGCACGCGCGTAATTCAGCGCATTTGGTGGCACTGGCTAAGGATTTGGGTTTGATTATGTTGTTAGTGGCAGTGATTGTTTCTGCATTTTCTGATGTTGAAGTTGAGCAACGGCGGTTCCGCTTAGTGAGATCGTTTTCTGTTCGTGGTGGTCGGGTTGAGGTGCTGAGTGTTTAATCTTATAGCAATTACGCTGTTGCAGCTGATTGGTTTGCTCGTGTTTGCGGTTTTTTGGATGATTAGTTCGCCTATTTATTTGGCGGCGCATGCGTGTGATTGGCTAGATAAAGAGTTGCAAGTTTTTTTGGATGAGGTGTTGTAAGTGCTGAATAAAGTAACTTTGATAGGAAATTTAGGGGCTGATCCTGATGCTAGGCTTATGCCAAATGGCAGCCAAGTTGTTACGTTAAGCATTGCAACCACAAGACGCTGGAAGGATAAGCAAAGCGGCGAACGTAGAGATAAAACGGAATGGCACCGCGTTGTTATGTTTAACAAATTAGCAGAGGTTGCTAACCAATGGTTAAAGAAGGGCAGCCAGATTCATATTGAAGGCCGATTGCAAACGCGTAAGTGGCAAGATCAAAACGGTACAGATCGTTATACCACTGAGATTGTTTCAAACGAGATGATTATGTTGGGTGGTAAAGGATCAGACACTAACCCAGCACCGCAACCACCAACTGCAGGCCAACCCCAAACAGCACCTGATGATTTTGATGATGATGTTCCATTCTGACCCTTACCTTAGACCTTGTTGAAGCCCCCGCCCCCACTATATAGAGAAGGATTTAAAAGCATGAGAAGCACTAACGATTTGTTAAGTAAGCCAGGCAATGGGTCCTTCCTAGCATTCTCTGTTGCGGGTAAAGATGCTCGCGATAATTGGGTAGTTAGTTAGGTTGAGAGTTACTGAACTATGAAAAATTATGATGATGTTTTATTGCAACTGACTGGTCATGGGCTAGAGGTTGATTCTTTGCAGGTGGGTCGTATGACTCGCTGCAAAGTTGATGGTGGTCGTGAAAGACGCGGCTGGTATATTTTGCATGAGATGCGATTAGATTCTGGCGATATTCTATTAGTCGGATCTTATGGTATTTGGCAAGGAGCTGATAACGGTGCGCTTAAAGTTGAATTGAGCAATACTGAAACCGTACTAAGCACTGAGCAAAAAGCGGCGATTCGGAAACGCATCAAAGAAGATAAAAAGCGTGCTGAATATGCGCGTAAAGAACAAGCATCAAAAGCAGCTAAGCGATCAGATAACGCTTGGCGTGCTGGTAGTGCTGAAGGGCACATTGATTACTTTGATAAAAAACAAGTGCAGAATTTTGGGGGCCGCTTTACTGAAAAAGGCGCATTAATGATTCCCATGACCGATGCCAACGGTCAAATTCACGGTCTGCAATTTATACTGGATAGCAAAAAGCATGCAGATCGCATCAAAAAAACAGGTCGCAATAAAGAATACTGGCCTGCTGGTCTTATCAAGAAAGGCCATTTCCACTTAATTGGCTCACCGCAAAGCGTTTTATTGATTGCAGAAGGTTACGCTACCGCCGCAAGCTTACATCAAGCAACAACATTACCCGTTGCAATCGCCTTTGATGCTAATAATATATTGCCCGTTGCTGAAGCAATGCGCAAACGCTACCCAAGCGTAAAAATAATTATATGTGCTGATGATGACAGCCTATCTCGGTGCTCAGAATGCAAAGCACCCGTTAATTTACACAACGGCACAAGCTGTGCAACCTGCGGCGAACCTCACAAAAAGAAAAATGCTGGTATTGATGTTGCAAGCTTGGCGGCTATGCAACTGGGTTGTAAATGGATCAAGCCAGAATTTGTAGACCAAGACGAACGATTCAAGCAATACTGCAAAAACCAAGGCAAACTGACCGATTTCAACGACGTTCATGTGAAAGATGGGCTGCACCTGGTGCTTCAGCAAGTCGACAAAGCACTCGATGACTTCAATTTTCGCATTGCGCTAAATCCGCGCGGGTCCACTCAACAGGGGGGTGGGGATGATACAGAAAAACTTGTTCCTATTGATACCACTGCAGAATTACTCACTCGCTTCTCATTAATATACGGAGAAGGCGGCATTGTTTTTGATCGCAAATTTCACAAAATAATCAAACTGACCGACATGCGTGATGCCTGTGTCTCACGTGAAATACATCGCACATGGCAAGAATCACATGATCGTGATTTAGTCATGATGGAAGAAGTCGGCTTTGATCCTAGCAAGCAAGATAAAAACATCACTTGTAACCTATTTGATAAATGGCCAACAACGCCACAAAAAGGCAAGTGTGAACTCCTTTTAGAACTGCTTGATTACATGTGCATGGGATGCAATGACCAAGGGCTAACTTATGATTGGATTTTAAAATGGCTCGCTTACCCTATACAACACCCTGGTGCAAAAATGAAAAGCGCTGTCGTTATTCACGGCCCGCAAGGCACCGGCAAAAACCTATTCTTTGAAACCGTCATGTCAATCTACGGGCAATACGGCAGAACCATTGACCAATCAGCTATTGAAGACCAATTTACCGATTGGATCAGCAAGAAATTATTCCTTATTGCCGATGAGGTCATTGCCAGATCAGAAAAATGGCACATTAAAAATAAACTAAAAGGCATCATTACCGGCGATTGGGTTCGCGTAAATACAAAAAACAAAATTGCTTACGATGAAAAAAACCACGTCAACCTCGTATTCCTGTCAAACGAGCACATGCCTGTCGTCCTTGAAGAAGATGACCGCCGTTATGCTGTTGTCTGGACACCTGAAAAACTCAGTGCCGATTTTTACAAAGCAGTCGGTACCGAAATAAGAGACGGCGGATCTGAAGCTCTACATGATTACTTACTAAACTTGCCGATAGGCGACTTCAACGAACACACCAAGCCACCACAAACCCAAGCTAAAAAAGACCTAATTGATCTAAGCAAAGATAACGTGCTGCGTTTTTATGATGATTGGATGGGCGGCGAACTAGAAGGAATCCCTATTATGCCCGTTTTATCCTCAGATATTTATGAACTCTATAAAGTTTGGACTGCCCAGCAAGGCGTAAGGGCCACATCAATGAACCAACTTGTACATGCATTATCAAAACGACAAGGCATGGATAAAAAACTGGCTCGATACCTTGATGGTACCAAACAAAAACAAAAACGCTTTCTATTTCCACTGCAGAAAACAGAACCTGATGATCCAGCGCAAAGTAAATCCGCTTGGCTAGGCCAATGTGTTGCTGAATTTAGCGCTGCAGTGGACAAATATAAGGAATTTTAAACAAATCATGGGACAGAGGGACAGACTAGGCCCCCTATGGGACATAGCAATGGGACATACTAAGTTATTGATAAATAACTAATGTTACAGAGGGGACAGACTAAACCCTCTACGTGTACACGGGAGAGTAATTATTTTAATTTATAAAAAATAAAACTCTCACATACATGGAAAAAGTATGTCCCCTATGTCCCGTCTGTAACATTACTTAATATTCATGGACTTATATAAAAATTAGTCTGTCCCATAGTATGTAACACCCTGTCCCATTACTTTTACTGGTAAAAAAAATGAAAATAACCTGTGGACCAGAAAATACAGAAGAATTTAAAAAACAGCTTAAACAGCGCTTTCCTGGCGTAATGCCGTTAATTAAGTCGCTTTATACCGCTGGCATGATTGATGGCCTTAGAGGCATAACAATCAGCCCGCTAAGTGCCGAAGATGAAGCTAGCGCGAATGACGACCCCGAAGCGCAAGAAATCAACCTAAAATGCGGCGATTGCAAAAACTACCGATACGACACAGTAGGCTTTGGTGACGGCATAGGCGAATGCAAAAAGAACATACAGCAAAGAATCCCCATTAATCCCCGCACAAATGCCTGTGCGCTGTTTGAGGCGAGAAAATGAGCCAATCCCTAACACAAGCCGCTTTTGCTGAAGAGATCGGCGTAAAGCGAAGCTACATCACTCAACTAAAAAAAGAGGGGCGATTAGTCATGCAAGATGGCAAAGTTTTAGTCGATGAATCCATTGAGCTAATTAATAACACCAAAGACCCTAGCAAGGCCGGTGTTGTAGCGCGGCATGCAAAAGAGCGTGAAAGCAAGCAAGAGCCAGCTAGAGCGATTGAGGCAATAGATGATGATGGTAGCTCGTTTAATTTTTGGAAAACCAAAAACGAAAAACGAAAATTTTTAGATGCTGACCGTGAAAGCCAAGTAAGAAGCAAGGAATTATTTGAGGTTGCAGACGTAAAGATGGCGGTATTAGATTCAGACGCCATTATCAGAAATCGCCTTGAATCTATGCCTGATCTATTAGCGCCACAACTGGCAATTGAAAGTGACGAGCACAAAGTAAGACTGCTTTTAATGGACCAAATCGAATGGCTACTGAGTGAGCTATCTAAAGGATTTAATGAGATGAGTGCTTAATATGTATGCCAACGCCAAACAAATCATCAACGCCACTCGCGCAAAAGCCTTTGCACCACGCAAGCACTTGAGCGTTTCTGAATGGTCAGATAAAAACCGCCGTCTATCAAAAAAAGGCAGTGCGGAGCCTGGGCCTTGGCGGACTGATCGTAACCCACCCTTACGTGAACCGATGGATTGCCTCAGTGGTCGATCATCCGTGCGTGATGTGGTGTTAATGTTTCCAATTCAATCAGGTAAGACTGAATGTGCCATAAACGCACTAGGCTACACCATGGAGCACAACCCTGGGCCTATTATGGTGTGCTTGCCTGCTGAAATATCCATGCACAAATGGATTAATCAGAAACTTAACCCGATGATCGAAGAAACCCAAGCGGTACGCGATACCATGACCAGCTTAAACAGTCGGGAATCTGCCAATACCAAAACCTTCAAAGATTTTCTCGGTGGACAGCTATATTTAGAGCATGCAGGGAGTTCGGCACGCTTAAAATCAACCAGTGTTAGAACCTTAATTGTCGATGAATTAGACGAATTTGCTGCTAATTTAACCGGCGGGGATGATCCCGTTGATCTATTGCTGGGTAGAACTTCAGCTTTTCCCGCTACTTTTAAACGATTATTTATATCAACCCCGCAAATAAAAGGCATTTCGCGTACAGAATCCATGTACGAAAAAAGCGACCAGCGAAAATTTTACCTAGCTTGTCCGCATTGCGGATATGAACAGCATCTTGAATGGGCAGGCTTGCAATGGGGCGCTAATGGACAGCATCCGCGTTATGTTTGCAGAGATTGTGGCACGCTGGGTACCGAGATCGAATGGAAGCAACAAACCAGCAGCGGTCGCTGGTGCGCAGAAAACCCCGCAGGAAAAATGCGCGGTTATCACATTAATGGCCTGTACTATCAAATCGGATTAGGGCCGCGATGGGAAACGCTAGTAGAAATGTGGCTAGAAGCGCAAAACGACCCCGCAAGACTAAAAACCTTTGTGAATGATCGCCTAGCACAAGCGTGGGAAGATCCCGTTATGCGTGCGGTAAAACTCAATATTGTTTCTGATAGAGCCGAGCCGTATAAATTACGCATTGCACCGCATGGCGTGGGTGCGATTACAGCGGGCGTTGATACCCAAGATAACCGTTTAGCTGTGCATATTGTTGGCTGGGGTAAAGGCATGACCGCATGGAGTTTAGATTATATCGAGCTAATGGGGGATCCCGCTGATGCGGCTGTTTGGGTTTCACTCACGGAATTACTCAATAAACCCATAGAACATGAAAATGGCGGTTACTTACCCATACTCGCCACCGCGATTGATGGCGGTGGGCATAGAACAGAAGCGGTAAAAAACTACGTGCGCAGTCGAATGATTAAGCGGCCAATGGTAATTTTTGGCGCTGTTGCCAACAATGCGCCCATTTTATCCCGATCAAAAGCGCAAGATGTAAACTGGAAAGGCAGACTAGATAAACGCGGCGTACATATTCAACACGTCGGTACCGTTGCAGCAAAGCACGTCTTTTATGGCCGCTTATCCACTGATGGCGATAAAGAAAGAGATAAACGCCTACTGCATTTTTCAGAAGATTTTGAGCCTGCCTTTTTTGCTGGCTTAACCTCAGAAACCTACGACCCGCGTAAAAACCGCTTTATTAACCGCCGTGGCGCAAGAAATGAGCCACTAGATTGCTGGGTTTATGCTTATGCCGCTGCACATCACCCTGAACTAAGGTTGCAGTTATATACTCAGAAGCGATGGGATGAAGTATTGATTAAAAAATTAGCAAAAGAGCAGGTTGAGAAGATCCAAGCAGTACCAGAAGCCAACAAACCCAAAAAACCTAAAAAGAATTCGAGCCTATTATGAGCGGAATAATTAATCAAATGCGTTGTGTTGTTACTGAGATTATTGATGATGATGAGCAATCAAAGGCGATTGTCTACGCTTTGATTCAGCAGTTTGGCGGGGAGCGTTTTTATTTGCCTAGTAATGATTACGAAATGCGTAATCGAGAAATCAAGGTGCTGCATCAAGCAGGGGTTAAGCATGAAATTCTGGCCAAACGCTTCGGGCTTTCAGTAAAAACGATTTATCGGATCGTAAAGTAATTTTATTTTTATAAGGTGGATTTATGTTTTTTATTGCAGATTTTATTGAATATTTTTTTAGGCCAAAATACGTGATTATGAGGGGAGCACACATAGACAATAGAGCTTTATTGTTTATAGGGTCCAGCGCCATATATATTCGCGAAGATAATATTGGATACGTTGAATTTAGAAATATGAATAATATATTTAATAAGCCGTATAGGTATTATTCATCAAATATTTATAAAAAAATATATTCAAGAAAAGAATTAAAAAAATGGCGTAAATTGCTGGGTGATAGGCATGAGGCCGTACTTGAATACAGATGTATGGATTGGCGCCGACTCTAAGAAAAATATTTACCCAATTCTCATTTTTTGCCTTATTTTGTCCCAAACTTAATGCCATGATTGCAACATGGCTTATACACAAGATCAATTAACCACATTAGAAACTGCTTATTCGCAAGGAATTACGAGTATGCAGCACAATGGCAGGCGTGTTGAATATCGCTCATTAGAAGAAATGAAACGATTAATCGACAGCATGCGTTCTGAGCTGGGCGTTTCTACTTCGCGATCAAGCCGATCTCGCGTGATTAATGTGCTGGGGGGTAAAGGATTATGAACGGTAATGTGATTCCCCTTAAAAAACGACATTATGAAGCCGCGAGCAAATCGACGCGGACTAAAAACTGGTTAGCACCTTCCACAGATGCCAACACAGCAATTATCGATCCCGCAATTATGCGCAATCGAGCGCGTGATTTAGTTAGAAATAACCCGTGGGCAGCAAAAGGCGTTTCCGTTGTTGTTAATAACACCATTGGGCAGGGTATCCGCTGCCAATGGCAAGCCAAAAGCAAACGCAAAAGCACGCAAGTACAGAAATTATGGAAAACATGGGCCGAAAGCACGCAATGCGATGCACAAGGTCTAAGTAATTTTGCAGGCATTCAACAAACCGTGATGCGCTCAGTCGCAGAATCAGGCGAATGCTTGGTGAGATTGCGCACCCGTCTTGCCAAAGATGGCTTGGCCGTTCCGTTTCAAATTCAAACACTCGAACCCGATTTTTTATATCCATACAAAGATGGCGTACTCGATAACGGCGGCTATATTCAGCGAGGTATTGAATACAATGCCATTGGGCAGCGTGTTGCTTATTACTTGTATAAAACCCATCCAGGCAGTACGGGCCGATATTACAGTTCTTTTGGGGATGCGAGTTTTTCGCGTGTTCCAGCGTATGAAGTTATCCATTGTTTTAGGGTTGATAGACCCGGACAAGAGCGCGGTGTTTCTTGGCTGGCTCCGGTAATGATTCGCTTACGTGAACTTGATATTTTTGAAGATGCGTTTTTAAATCGCCAAAAATTAGCTAATTTATTTGCCGCTTTTATCTCAACCGATAATCCCGACGAAACAGAAGAAGAATTTTCCGATATGGAAGAGCTGGTTTCCGGTGCGATGTACTTAATGAAATCAGGCCGTGAAGTTAATTTTTCAACACCACCACCTGCTGATGATTACGGGCCTTATACCTTAGCTAATTTACGCGCGGTTTCAGCGGGCCTAGGGATTACTTACGAATCCTTAACCGGTGATTTATCCGAAGTTAACTTTTCATCAGCCCGTATGGGTTGGCAGGAATTTGGTCGCAGTATTGAAAGTTGGCGCTGGCAAATGCTTATCCCTCAGTTATGCGATGGCGTGGCTCAGTGGTTTGAAGATTTCGCAGGCCTAACGGATGTTGAACATAGCTGGACACCACCTGCTCGCATGATGGTTGATCCTGCTAGAGAATTACCGCCGATTATTTCCGCAGTACGTGCTGGCTTGATGTCGCTTTCTGAAGCATTGCGATCACGCGGCTATGATCCAACGCAAGTATTAAACCAAATTAAACAAGATAATGATTTGCTCGATTCATTGGGCTTAGTGTTAGACAGTGATCCGCGTAACACCGCTGGTCAAGGTCAAATTCAATCAACAGGAATAAACGATGTCAAATCAGACAAGAACAATACCGACCTTACAGACTAGAGCTGCTTTTGTTCCCACAACGCTTAATGAAGATGAGCGCACGGTCGAACTTACATGGACAACAGGTTCACAAGTTCGCCGCGTTGATTCGTGGGCAGAAAGAGAATGGATTGAAGAATTAAGCCTTGCCAATGGGCACGTTAATTTAGAACGCTTAAATGCCGGGGCGCCATTATTGGCAAACCATAGCAGTTACGATTTAAAAGACGTGATTGGCGTAGTGGAAAGGGCATGGATTGAAGGCGGCGAAGGTCGTGCGCAAGTTAAATTTAGTGAGCGCGAAGAAGTCGCTCCGATTATTGCTGATGTTAAAGCGGGCGTATTAAGAAATATTAGTGTTGGCTATAAAGTTAACATGTTTGAAAAGCAAGAAGAAAGACAAGATGAATTAGTGGTCTACAGGGCAGTAGATTGGGAACCTATGGAAATTTCCTTAGTAACGATTCCAGCGGATGCAGGCGCACAAGTGCGTAGTGATGCTGGCAATCATAATGTAATGATAACCAACGAGGTTAAAGCAATGGCTGATCCAGTCGAAAACAAGCAGACCGAAAAGCGGGCGGCGGAAGCTCCGACTGAACCGGTCAAAGCAACAGAAGATACAACAGCAATCACAGTGCAAGCTATCAAAGGTGAGCGTGTTCGTGTCGCTGAAATTAGAAAGTTTGGCAAGCTATCACGCATGGATGATAAATCCATTGATGAAATGATCGAGCGCGGTGTAAGCGCTAGTGATGCCAAAGAAGAAATTTTAAAACATTGGTCAGATAAAGTGGATAACGAAACAACGCGAAGTGATACATCAGTAACAACTGATGCAGCTGATAAGTTTATTGATGCCGGTGTTAACGCGATTTTAGGTCGTGCTGGTGTTGAGAAAATGGACAGCGGCAACGAGTTGCGCGGTATGCGAATGACTGAACTGGCTAAGCTGTGCTTAGAGCGTTCAGGTGCATCCGCTAAAGGGCTTGATGAACGTGAAATGGTGAAACGTGCCTTTTCTCAATCAACCAGTGATTTTCCTGTCTTGCTAGAAAACGCTATGCACAAAACCTTACAAGGTTCTTATGCAACAGCACCCGATACATGGTCGCGCTTTTGTGCAACGGGTTCTGTCACTGATTTTAGAGCGCACAACCGATTCCGCTTAGGATCGTTTGGCAATCTTGATTCTGTTAATGAAAACGGCGAATTTGAAAACAAATCAATTCCAGATGGTGAAAAATCTAGCATTCAAGCAGATACCAAAGGGAATGTGATTAATATTAGTCGTAAGACCATTATTAATGATGACCTTTCAGCGTTTATTGGCTTAGCTAATATGTTAGGTCGTTCAGCACGTCGCACGATTGAGGCAGATGTTTACGCCTTATTAGCAAGTAACCCAGTAATGCTAGATGGCATCGCGCTATTCCATGCAGATCATGGAAACTTAGCAGGTTCTGGTAGCGTTGTTTCAGTTGCTTCAATTGAAGCAGGCCGCGTTGCAATGGCTAAACAAATGGATATTTCAGGAAATGATTTTCTTGATTTACGTCCTAATGCTTGGCTAGGCGGCATGAGTACAGGTGGTACAGCAAGAGAAGTCTTGGGTGCTGAATACAACGATGATTCACAGAAAAATCAACGTAAACCTAACATCATTCGCGGCTTAGTCGGCGATATTGTTGATTCACCTCGTATTGCGGGTACAGATTGGTACTTATTTGCAGATGCAGCGGATGCACCTGTGATTGAAGTCGCTTTCCTAAACGGTGAACAAGCGCCATTCTTAGACAGCATGGAAGGCTTTAATGTTGACGGTTTACAGTGGAAAGTTCGCTTAGATTACGGTGTTGCTGCGATGGATTATCGCGGTGCATATAAAAACGCAGGCGCTTAATTAGGCTAATCATGTAGCGGCTTAGCTTGCTTTGTCGCTACATCATAAATTTTAGGAGTAAAGATCATGGCGAATAATTATATTAAGGGTGAAGTAAACCCTAGAACATGGACAAACGGCGGGGCAGCAGTGAGTTCTGGTGATCCCGTTGTTATCGGTGCAATGTTATGTATTGCATTAGGCGATATTGCCGGTGGTGCAACAGGTGAAGTGGCAACAACAGGCGTTTTTGAATTAGCCAAAGCGGATGCAGCGGTTATTGCTCAAGGTGAATTTGTTACTTGGGATTCATCAGCGAGTAATTTTGACGATGCAAGTGCAACACCAGCAACGGGTGATGTGACGCTAGGGGCTGTTGCTGATGAAGGCAAAGGTGCAACGACAGGCGAAACGATTCGAGTCGAGCTAGTTGGTCATCCTGGTACATTGGCTTAACCACCATGAAACACTCAGCCCTAGCCCAATCCTGCCTAGAATCCTACCATCACGCCACGTTTAACCTTGGCGAATGTGAAGCGATGATTAAATATTGCGATGCATATTCTGTCGTGGTATTTCGTGGCACAGAATGCGGTAGCTTATTTGCAGGGCGTGGCTGGGTTGATGTGTTGCGTGATCTGCGCTTAATGCCTTGGTACGACAAAGACTGCGGTTGGTGTCATGCCGGATTTTTAAAAGGCGCAAAGCGATCAGCTAAATTTTTAGACACTGTTTTAAACAAAGAACGCCCTGTGATTTTTACAGGCCATAGTCTAGGCGGCGCATTAAGCTTGCTTTGTGCAGCTAAAATGCAAGCGGCAGGCTATCGCGTTTCTTGGGTGGGCTTTGGCTCGCCAAAAGCACAGCATTCTAAAAAAACCTTTGGATTTTCGCAGGTTAATTACCGCTATAGAGCCGATGTTGTGCCATCAATGCCGCGATTTAGCTTTTATCGGCACAACTATCAAATGATTAATTTAGGTCGAGCGAAAGAAGCGGTCGAGCCTACTTGGGATGATCATGATATTCAGCTTTATATTAAGGCCTTGGCATGAAGTTATTTTTGATTGCTTGGCTTGTATTTACTCTGTCCGGCTGTGCAATTTATAAATATGAATCCGGTGATTGTAAATTGTCGATTTATTCAATGCGTGAAATGCAAGCGGGGGATTTAGGCATTAATGAAAATTGCGCGTTAACAGGGGGCGCTGAAAAGTTGAATTATAACGAGCAGCAACTGCTTATTTTAAATGAATTAGTTAAGAAAATACCTTAAAAAATGGAATCAATTACTCTCGAAAGATTATCTGCGCATATCAGTAGCTTTTCATTGATTATGCTGTGTTTTATCGCGTATTTTTTATTTAATAACGATCTTAATTTTATTAATGAATTTTTACCATCAAAGGGAAAGCCTTTGTTTATTTTTGTGCTGATGTCTATTGT